TGTTATTGATACCACTCGGTATTCCGGTAAACAGAACATCATAATATTAAATATGGGAGGCTATTTTACAGATTTCACATCAACCTCAAGTATAGATAACGTTATAACTTCTAACCGAGGACATCGGGTAGAGCTGGCTGAAGCACATTCATTTCGATGGATTAGATGGAACCCACACACATCGAAGTGGTACATCTGCATTGGTGGTTCTAGTAATACAAGCAAAGGGCTTTATTCTTTTGATGATACTTCGACGTTCTACAATTCCGATACGGGAAACGGCGCTAAGATTGAAACAATCACTGGAAGATACACGAAAGAAGAAGCTTTTGACTTTCCCGACGAGAAAATGACGATTCCAGCAAGGCTCGCAAACAAGCTTTGGTTGAGCTATACCTCTGCAGGAGTTGCCTATTACTCTACTGATTTAATCACTTGGACTTTAGCAAGTGCGGATTCTGTACAACCAAGTGACATGCTAATGAAGAATACAGGTTCAGATGGTAAAACTTATTATGCTTCAAGGAATAGCTCTGTTGTTAAATATGTTTCAAGTGGCTACGAAAATGTGGATAAGGCAGGTTGGATTGAAAGCGAAACTGAAGTAGGGCGTTACGAGAGGTCAGGGATAATCATTCCTAAAGGCACGAGTCTTTACGTCGAAAATGTAGATGCCGAGACATCAGTTTCAGTGAATTTATTAACCATGGGAATCTAACTATGATTCGAGAAGCAGCTAACAATACCAGTACAGGCGGTATATCCGCTTCCGCTTCAAGTGGTGGTGGTTCTTCTGGACTAACAGAAGCTGAAGTAACAGCTTTAGCTAACACAGCGATAGCTGACAAAAGTGAATTCTTTTTTAAGCGAGCTTATGATTTTACCAGCGCACAAAATTATATTGGCGAAGATAATTTGGATGTTGATAACTATACGAGGTTGAAATTTAAAATTTATAACATCATGCCAAATAGTGGTAGTGATTATTATATTTTGCCAACAACTGATGGTTCTCCAAGCTCTACATCAATTCCTCATACAGGGCATGGCTACAACAACAGTACTCCATATTCTTGGAATAGCAGCAGTTATCCGAAGCCAGCCAATGGAAACACTGTTTGGAGTACTGGTGTTAACAGTCAGTCACTGTGGATTTTTGAATTCAACTTCACAAGATCAACCGACAACCTACAACAAATACAAGTGCTGTGGGACTGCGGTGTTCAACAAACAGGAGGCTATCAGTCTTATTCTCACTCAGGGCAGATGATGATTAATTGTGGTGGCACCCATTACAACGGAGTTCGCCTTATTCCCACATCTGGAGGCTTTATTGGAGAATACGGTTCTTCGGATAAATGTCGCGTTGAGGTTTACCAAGGAAAATACATTACACCCACTAGCTTATAGGAGCTAATTTTAAATGAGCAAGTTAATAGTAGATCAAATTCAAAAAGGCTCCAGCGGAGATCCATTGACACTCCCCGCAGTGGACGCTGCAGCAAACAATCAGCCGCTCGTGTCGAGTACGGCTGGGGTACTTTCGTTTTCGCCTCTGGCTCTTCCAGCAGCAGATGGCGATGCTAATAAGCCAGTAACCACAGATGGATCAGGCACGTTGCAGTTTGGTGGCTTTGCGCTACCAACGGGTGCTGGAACCGATGGTCAAGTGCTAACAAGCACAGGAACTGCAGCCGCCTGGGAAACAGCACAAGCACTCCCTGTCCCAAACGATAATATTTTATCTGTTGGCATGGTGATGACTTCATCAGCGCGAAACAATGTTTATTCGACAGGAGATTGGAGTTCTTCTGGACCATACACCACTTACTACAACTCTTTGAGTGATGCTAACAGCATAACGCAAGCTTGGAACATGTTGTTCGGTGATGGTAAGCCACAACAAACTACGATAAATTCTTCCTACTTTATGTATGCTAATGATGATGGAGACACTTTCCATCGAGAATTGATTTTTGCACACAACCGTAGGCTGGGGCATGCATTTCGAGACATGTATTACAACGACAATGCATCTACTGGGCAAGACTACGCAGGTGTCACTTTTAGCTGTATTCCTATTCGTAATCATGCTTCATCTGGTAGCACCAACTGTGTGATACAAACCACAAGATCTGTAGGCAGCGGAAATTATGGTGGCGCTGGTATTGTTTATTACACTCCTACTTTCTCCTCTGGCACTAACTATGCCAACGCGACTGGGGGCAGTTGGTCAACCCTAGAAAGCTATACCTCTGGTACTGATGATCGTGAGTACGAAGCAACTATTCCAGTTCCAGCACAGACTACAGTATTACTGATGATGTCATCGGCACACAGGTATCACACCACTTATCGCTACAAAGACACACATGGTTATTCTGATCTTCATACTGCTTTTGCGTCAGATATTATGGTTGACCAGCGGATGTTGCATGCCTTGTGGATGGGTCGTCAGCCAGCGGCTGTTAATAGTGCCAACACACCTTATGAACTTTACACAACTTGTGCTTCACTTTTCGGAGATCGATAAATATGTACGCTAAAATTGTAGATAATCAAATAGTGGAGCTAAGTGCTTCTGATTATGGGAGCGATGATTATGTTTTGGTTCCTCCCGAAGTTGAGGGCGCGGATAAAATTTATGACACTAATACAAATTCTGTTCGCGCTAAAACTGCAGAAGAAATTGCAGCAGAGCTTGAGGCAGTTACTTTATCCGATGCTTGGGCAGCTCTTAGGGGTCAACGAAATATAGCTCTGCGTAACACTGATGAGTTTATGGCTTCTGATAGACCAGAAACTGAAAACATGACGGAATATCGCCAGTATCTCAGGGACTTACCAGCAACTTATACTGACAGCACGATTCTTGAACAAGAACCTGTTATGACATTTGATGGCTTTGTTGCCTCTTTGTAGTTGAAGTGTAGGTCTGGAGGTAAGGACAATGACAGAAGCTGAATTGGAACTTCTCATTAATAAGGCCGCAGAGCGTGGGGCAGAAACGGCCCTCAAGAATATCGGGTTGTCAGACGAAATGGCAATTCATGATGTTCATGAACTTCGAGGATTGCTTGATGCCTGGCGCACAGTCAAAAAGGGTGTATCAACCACTGTTGTTCAGTTTTTGACTGTTGGCATTTTGGGTGCTCTATCAGCAGTTTGGTATTTCAAATCTTAGGTGTGACAAATGAAAACAGATATTTATCACGGAGATGTAAATTTAGAAGAGAAGCACACTGTTGCGGGAAGACTGAAACAGTTTACTGATTCGGATTCTGCAGCTATGCAGTATGCTTCTGCATTAGGCAGAAGACAGGCTGGAGCTAGAGGATTAACCAACAGCTCTATAGCAGTAGGGCAAGCTGCCGAACAAGTTTTTAGAGTAGGCACAGATGTCGCTAAAGCTGATGCAGCACTTATCTCACAGCAAAGAATTGCAACGGGTCAAAACAGGACTCAATTAGAAACGCAAAGAGCTTCTGATGCAGCAGCATTTGATAGAACTAAGCTGACAACTGACACACAAAAAGATATTCAAAAGGCTTCTGATCAAGCAGCGTATGATAGAACTAAGCTGACTACTGACACACAAGTAAAAATTCAAACGGCAGGAGACAAGGCTGCAGCAGAAAGGCTAGCCTCCCAAATTACTAGCCAAGAAAAGATTGCGGATTTGCAATCTCAGACTCAGAAAGATATTCAATCTGCTGCAGATTCAGCCGCACTAGCGAGATTATCGACACAAATTTCTTCTAATGAAGCAATAGCACTTGCAGAACGTGCAAACGCAATGGCAATTGCAAATGTCCAAAGCGCGAGCGCACTAGCAGTAGCACAAGAAAGATCATCAAGTGCAGAAACGATAGCAGCTGCTCAGATTACTAGTGCTGAAAATCTCAATGCAGCAAACATTCAAAGTGCAGAAGATATTGCTGATGCCCGAAACGCAACTAATATCACTATATCAGCGAACAATGCTGCGGCAATTGCTGCTGAAAATGCATTGGATAGGCTGAGCTCAGAAAATATTACTAACTGGAATAACCAGGCGCAGATGGATCTTCAAGCACTTAGAGAAAACTTTGCGCTCACAAGTGAGTATCGATCTGATGCTACTAACGCTTGGACTGCTTTTAGTAATGGTATTGCAAATATAGATACTACGGCTTCAGCTGCAAGCCAAACTGAACAATACAATCGGCTTCAAGGCGCTTTTCAATCCCAGATGACTTATATCAACAAGACTCGTCTTAATGATTTAGTCTCGAAAGGACTTAATGCTACAGATACTGAAGCAATGGAAGCTTATGAAAAAGCAAGTCAGCTAGGACTCTCGGCTGATGAACTTGATGCATTGGCAGGGGCTCCTGCGGGTACAGCTTCAGCTTGGGTAACCAACAAAGGTCTTCAGCCTTTAACAGGAAATACAGAAGATAACTCAGGCACCACTACCACAACCACCACTACCACAAGCACCGATAACTCAGGTGGAACTGATGCTGATATATATGGCGGCGGAACAGATGGTCAAATAGATTTGTCAGAAACTGTGACTCAGGTTGCGTAGCGTTTATAAGAGTACACTAAGGAAAGCTTATGTATGAAATTGTGAAAGCATCAAACAAAGATGCAGTAGCAATTTCTAAAATGCTTTACGCCTCCTTAATGAATGGTGTTGATGGAAATTTTTCTTTGTCTAAAGAAAAAGTGCTAAACCATGTTATTGAAGTTATAACAAGCAACGATGGTTTTTCAGTAATACTAAAATTCAATGACGATACAGTTGGCTGCTTTATGGGTCAGCTAACCCCGCACAAATATGCCTTGGGCTACATCGCCACAGAGCTTGGAGTTTATATCGATCCGGCTCATAGAGGTTCAGATCATTTCGTTAAAATGTTAGATCAATTTGTTTGTTGGTCATCCAAAAAGCCTGATGTGCTTATGACCACTTTTACAATAGGACAGATCAATGCAACTACCCCGTACCTTCGTCACGAACTCAAGGCAAGAAATTTTGAGCAAGGCGATGAAGGTTACTACATGTTGAGGGATGTATGAGCAAACTTATTAAATCAATTAAGAAAGGCATTAAGAAGATTTTTAGAGCTGTAAAGAAAGTAGTGAAAAAAATTGTCAAATCAAAAATCTTTAAAGCCGTAGTGATAGCAGCAGCGATTTATTTCACTGCAGGAGCTATAGCAGGAACTCTTAGTTCTGGGGCAGCTAGTGGGGCAGCAGCAACGACTCAAGCTGCTTCAGCAGGAGCTGCCGCCACGAGTAGTGCTGCGGTTACAGGAGCAACAGCAACAGCTGCTCAAGCTGCTCAAGGTGCTGCTTGGTTTAACAGTTTAGCCCCAGCAGCGGCAGGGACAGTTACGGCAGGGTCAACAGCAACTGGAATTGGAAGTACTATTTCTGGGCTACTCTCTGCTGGTGCATCCAAGGTAGGTAGCGCATTGGCTTGGACAACTCAAACCCCCGCTAATGCCATGATTACAGCTACAGGCATGAACATTGCCGGACAAGTGATAGGTGCGAAAGCACAGTCTGACGCGGAATGGGATAGGTATAAAGCAGATAAAGCTGAATACGATGCAAACACCAGTTTTCAGCTAAATGTTGCTGATAGGCTTGCGGCTGCAGGATACCCAGCAAATGACTACGGTCCTGCGCTGACGAAGTACCAGCCAACGACAACCCAAGGCAAAACAGGTGGTCAGGCGCAGTTACAACAGCCTTATGCCAACACTGGCTATTATGACCCAACAACTGACACTTACAGGAATGTCTAATGAGCATCGTCCAACAAATTCAAGAGCGCCAAGGCGCTTCAGTAGGTGAAGCTGTAACTCGCATGGATGAGGCAGCTGCGGAAGCAGCGAGACCAAATGCTATGCATCAAGCAAAAGCAGGGAGAGAGGCGCACAGTAAAGCAATACGCCAGGCGGGAGATGTTGAGCTTCCAGAAGAAGTCATTGCTGGGCCAGAAGAACAGCGACAGCATGAAGAAGTGGAAAAGCAGTTAATCACAATGGTGCATGGTCAAGGCCAAAGTGCTTCTCTACTTGAGGCTGTTTTTAATCATGGAGATCCAGTGCTGGGAATTGGAACAATGGCAAGCACTATTGTCCTTCAATTACAGGATAAAAATCCTCTTGTGACTGAAGATGTCATCGCAAGTATTGGTGAACGAGCAGTAGAAGAAATCACTGAACTTGTTGAGACTGCGAATCCTAGAGTTGATCTATCCGAAGATGAGATGGCTGAAGCGTATTCGATTGGGATGCAAACTTACATGCAGCACAAAAGTGAGCAAGTTGATGAAGTTGAAATGCAGGAGTTTCTAGGCAATGTTTAAGAGACCAGAACGGCCATTAAAGTTTAATGCAGGAATGGGTATTGGCAAGGCTTTAGAGCTTGGCGGTAACTATTATAATGAGCTCGCAATACAGAAATTGAATCAACAGGCATTGGAAGAAAGCCGCGCTTATCAGACTGAAGAGAGGATAGCCGGACAAGACTTCCAACGGGAAATGGAGGAAGAGCGTCAACAGTATCAGACTAACGCAGCAAATATTCTCCATGGCAGGAATGTAGCAGCATCGGAGCTAGCTCATGAAAGAACAGTAGCCAGAGAGGATAGGGGATATTCAACTGTTGATACAGGAGACACTGTTCAATGGGGGTCTTTGCCACCAGCTATACAAGCTGCTTGGGGACAAGAGTCTGGAAAATCAGAGGAAGAATTGGCAGCAATTGATCCAACGAGGCCATTTCTAATGAGTAAAGACAGTGATGGAAATATTATTAGAACCAGTGGACCAAATGTTGATTACCACCTTATAGATGGAATATGGCAAGAAACTTCACAAGTCAGATCAGGTGGAAATCTAGGAGGACAAACTGAAGCTGAAGCTAAGTATGGTATTTATGGCTTTGCTCTAGGAAGCGCTATAGATGAGCTTAGAACTGTTCTACTCCCCCACGAATCGGGGGGAATGGGCTATAACTTAAATTCTTTAAGCTCTAAGGTTGAACAGATAGCCGGGGTGCTTTCTCCTGTTGGAGGAAACTTTTTTGTTAGTGATGCTGGTCAGGTATATCAAAATGCCCTTAACCATGCGACAGAAGCTCTCTTTAAAGGATGGTCGGGTGCTGCTGGTTCTAATGAAGAAGCTCGAAGATATGCGTCAATGTTTCCGCAGCCTGGTGACTCAGCTGGTGTAATTTCTGTGAAGTTAGAAATGGTAGATCAGCTAGTAGATAGATTCAAAATAGCATCTGGTATGTTCCCTAATGATGAAAATTACATGAGTAAATCTTCAGCGGAACGCTTAGCGCAAGACAATGCTTTAGTTACAAGGATGTATAACGAGGCTGATCAGATTGCTACACAGCATGCTTTTAATATTGATCTTAATAGATTTGAGACCTACGCTCCGGGCGGCGGTCCTGTTGTCACTTCTGAGGATGACGAGCTAAATAGAATCATGAATACCACCTATGGATCACCCTCAGCAAACCGTTAAAAGGATATACCTATGTCTGACTTTGAAATGCAGCAAATGGTAGAAAAGATAAAGGAAGCAGACGCATTCTATAACGATTTAAGTAATTCAGATGAAAGCAGAGAGCAAGCTAGGCGGGATATTATTGTTCTACAGCAAGCAATACAAGCTAAACAAAATAGTCCACAGACACCTGTAGAAAGTGGGGGAATTGTAGAGAATGTATCTGATTTTGGAAGAGGTATAGGGCATGGAATGCGAGACATGTATAGGTCAGGCAAAGAGCTGGGTATTCGTTTCATTGGTGATGATAATTTAGAAGCAGACCGATTAGATCGGCTAAATGCTCAACGAGAGCAAACTAGATTAGATACCCAATATCTTAGAGAAAGAAGTCCATGGGCTTATGGCGGCGGTAAACTCCTTGGTGAAGGCATTGCTACTCTACCAGCTGGTGGAGCAGGGGGGTTTGCTGCTAAAGGGCTTGTTGGTTTAGGAGGAAAGCTTGTCTTAGGACGAGGGCTAACAAGAGGAACTGCTCTATCTGGGGGAACTTTCCTTGCTGGAGAGGGGGCGGGGGCTGGTGCTTTTTATAGTGGCGGCGATGAATCAATGGCTACTCAAGCAGGTGTAGGTGCAGTAGCTGGGCCTGTATTGGGAGGAGCAATCAAGGTAGCAGGGGGCGCTCTTGGTCCATTTTTTAGAAATAGATACAGAATGATGAGAGGCACGCCACAAGATAGAGTTGATGCACTGACAAATCCTCAAAGGATTCAAGAGCGTGTTGATGCTGCAAAAGATTATGGCGGGTATGATTTAGATCCAGCAACAGCTTCTGGCACTGGTAGAGCTTTACAGGCTTTAGATCAGCTAAGAAACTCTCCTGCTTCAGCCGTGGCGCAAGGTATGCGTACCGCAGAGGCTAATGTTGAAAGACAGGTACATGAACGCGCAAGAGATGTCGCTACTTTATGGGGCGCTTTGCCTAATATTGATCCTGATTCTAGAGACTTTCAAGAAGCCGGAAGGCTGGTTCAACAACACTTAGACGGCCTTAGAAAAGCAGATGAACAGCAATTTAAAAGCATGTATCGACAGTTTGATGCCATGCGAGCAGGGCAAGCAACGCCTTTTGAGCCAGCCAGCTTAAATCAAAAAATTATTGATTTAGATAGATCAGGTCAAACACTCAATAAAAAAATGATGGACGAAATTGATCTTCTTCTTGAGAACTATAGCATCAGGCCAATACGACAGGAGCCTTTGCCCACTTTCCCTACTAGAGCACAGGCGAGATCGCCAGGCAGGACTCCCGATAATGACTTAACCTTTGAAAATGTTGAGTCTTTGATTCAAGAGTTGAATGCTGTAAGCAACAATGTTTCTTTAATGGGGAATATAGGTAACGGGCAGAATTATATAAAGAATGTTAAGGCCGCTATTGATGGTCATGTAGATGAAATATTTGATGCAATGGATGGCAGTGGTGGTGTTGCTCAACTAGGAAGGCAAGCAAGAATACATAGACGGTCTTTCAGTGATAAGTGGGAATCTGGGGATATTTTAGAAAGACTAACAGCCCTAAAAAACGACAATACTCATAGGATGGATTTTAATAAATCTTTAAAAAACATAGGTACAGAAGATTTACAAGAGTTAAAAACCAGACTTGGAATTGTGTTAAATGAAAAGGGAGCAGTAATAAAATCAGGTATAGAAAAAGACGCTTCTGGCAATCTTACAGGTAGCGACAGCGAAGTGGCGAAAAACATTTGGGAAACAATGCAAGCCGCTCCGTTGCTTGACGCTTTTGCACAAGCTACCTCAAGCACCACTGGAGGAGTTACTCGCGTTATGGACGATGCTGGGAATGTATTCAACAATAGGAAGTTTGCAACCACTTTTAATTCCCATGTTAAAGGGGATAAAGCTGAAATTCTTTATGGTGGCTCCAGAGTTGAAGAAATGAATAAAACATTTAAAGCGTGGAATTTAAGACACGTTAGGCCAGCAGACCCTGCAAAAATTAATGTGTCGGATTCTGCTTGGACAGCGTTAAGAAGTTTAAGATTTGCACCTGCAGGGATAATGAGAAATTTTTCTATGGTGCTCGCAGGGACTACAGGTGTCGTGGCAAACAAAATTAGAGCGGGTATGGATGCACGCGATTTTGCAGAACTTCAAGCAGGTAATATTCCTCAATCAATAACTGCAGATATGTACGCTGACGCAATGATGGAGCTGGAAGAAAAATATTTGGATTCTAGTCTTGCTAGATTTATGGGTGCCTTAAATATGTCTTTTAGAACTGGATCTGAAGGAAGGTTTAGTGAACAGTTTGATCAATAGTAATTTCTCTCCTGCTCTTATGAGTAGTTTTCCCCAGTGGCTATGCTGCTGGGGCTTTTTTTGTTAAGGATTAAATGTCACAACAAACTCATCAGTTTCATTCATGACATCAACGTGTAACCAGTTAATGTCCATCTCAAGGCGAACTGGATGAGGCAGTAATTCCCTTTCTTTATCTATGATGTCTTGTCTAATTTCTCGATAATCGAAATCGCCTACAGCGTCGAAGGCCATGCCGTGACTATGAGCTGAATAAATTGAGTGATACTTGCTGCCTGGCAGACGTAAACCGCTGCCGATTCTATCGCCACCAAACTTATAATTGTTAATTGTCATCGGAGTATTAACATAATCTCGTATGGCATTCAGCGTAGCAATTAGTCTCGGATCGATATAACGGATCGCTCGATTACCAAACTTCTCAAAAGTCTCCGGTGGCACGAGCTCATGAACAGCAAAATTATTTAACTTGTATATTGTCATCAACAGCTTCCTCAATAAGAAGGTCTATATAATGTTTAGCTTTTCTTAAATCTTCTATTCCTCCCTTTTTTCTCCAACGTGAAACATACTTCACCACATTCCCTTCAGCATAGTTCAATCCATTCTTAGTAATATATTCTATCGGTTGTATTTTCATTTCGCGGTAATGATTTCCACCTACTTGTACTTTGTGGGTTTTCATTTCAATATCCCTGATCTAAAAGTTGTAAAGATAAAGGAGTCCATAACTCAACTACCTTGTTTTTGAAATTGTAAAAATTGGAAGATAGAATTTTGGCTAGTCGTGCTTGGATTAAAGCATCGTCTTCTGTAAATCCTTTTGATGCATAAGCTTCTATTACGCAATCCCAAAGATCTTCAGCATCCAGCTGAACAATCTCTTCTGCATATACTGAAGCTGGACCCACCCCCGGACAGCCAGAGTAGCCATCAGTTGCATCACCAACAATCGTTTGCCACATATGAAACTGAGCGGCTTCAAGCGGAGTTATAATTTGAACACCTTGTTCTGGATGGCGGGGGTTATATACAGGAGCTGCAACAGTTCGCATGTCTTTGTCTTCGCTGACAATAATCTTTTCCCCGGCAATTAACTTTGGGTGCGTTGCGAGGATGCCCATGATGTCATCGGCTTCGAGGTGAGGTCTTATGTATGATCGATACTCAGTGGCTAGATAATTTTTGACGCGGGGCAGTAACTCTGGCCTTGCCTTCTCATCTCTATTACGATTCCCCTTATAGGTATCAAGCACCTTATATCTGAAGTTGTCTTTATGGGTTAAACACATGACTGCCTCATCAGCATTAAGTTCAACCATGAGCTCATCAATCCGAATATCGATATCTTGCAGTGCTGATTCTTCCCAACTGTATTTACCAAAAGGCGTGTTCACTTCATTAATGGCTGCTGCCTTAAATGCAAATATATCTGAATCAAAAAGTAGTGTTAGCATGCTTCTCCAATTTAATTCCTATCCGTGGGAACGTAGTAAGTCTTGCAAGCATTCTTTCTCTAAGAGTGGGCTCCCGGTAACCTTTAAGTTCTTGCACGGGCAAAAAGTAATCAGAGGTTACTCGGTAAGTACCATCACTCGGCAGGATATAGTGCCTTTGAGTCATGACAACATCATTGGGTGGTCCTAGCCGCACCTTTCTGTCATATGCTTTCTTGACCATCTCAGTGAATGGTCTTGCTGTGGAGAACCCAGGCATGCCAAAACTATAGAGATTGTGTGGAGGAGAGGAAGCCGCACACATCACCATAAGACATGCCGGGACTCCGGCTCCTACAAAAGTAGTTTTAAAATCTTCTTTATCTTCTTGCCTGTACTTCAGCATTTCTGTAGCCATGGCTGACAGGATTTCGGAATTAAACGCACAAGCCATGTTATGAACGAAAATGTTCGCTTTAGACTCTGTGTGTGTTTCTCTTCCAGCTTTAAAAAATAGGCGATTAAATTTTGAATGCTTTTTGCTATTGAAAGTGACAATGAAACTTTCAAAAGATTTCCAGAAGCCAACATCCAGCAAGAGCTTTTCGTTTTTAAGAACATCGAGTTGTATGCCGTTGAGAAACACAACTTCTTTTGGTGGATCTGTAAGCATTTGAAGCGCAAGTTTTTTATGCATCTAATGTGTCTCCAGCCATGAGTCACCGACATTACCTTCGCCAGTGATAGGTACTCTGAATTGATAGTAGGCACCAGCCTTGGGAAAGGCTTCTATTGCAATCTTGTTGTACAGCTCAACGTCTTCTTCTCGAACTTCACACTGAGCTTCATCATGTACGTTGGCAACGAACTCATAATTGCTTCCACCAAATTGCATGGGATAGAGCCCAGCGGCCTGTAAGTCTTCATCGAGAATCACGAGCCAGCGCTTCATAAGAATTGCGCCAGCGGATTGCAGCAGCATGTTTAGCGCCGAGTGGACTGATCGAATCTCAAGGATGCGGCCATCGAGAGCTTTGAGTTTTCTTTCTGAACGAGCCTTGTGTTTGACGGCAGAGATAAGTTGACCAAGGGCTGGCAATGAGCGAGAGACATTAGCTCTGCTTTTCTTGCCTAGTGATGTTAAAGCTTTATCGTAGGCCGGACCCGCAGGACCATGTTGGTCGATCAAAGATTTTTGCTTTTCGGCAGCTAAGTCATTGAAGACGATGGAGCCGAGCCGAAGGTCTCCGCTGCCATAAAGGAATGCATAGATGAATGTCTTTGCGTTTGCTCGCTTATTGAGTCCAATGGCTTTCTGGTTGACTGAATGAACATCGCCGTCCACAACCAGTTGTCCATAATCACCGTTATCATACGCCGCCATGTAGTGTGCGAGACATCGGAGTTCAAGACCTGACGCATCATGCCCCAGTAGTTTAAAGCCAGCAGGTACTCCAAAGAGTCTCCTTGAGTCAGCTCCGAACCCCCCTCGTACCCCGAACACGATGCTGCCGTTGCTGTCTTTTCTAATGCCGGGAACCTGTCCGAGATTTGGATTCTTGTGTGAACATCTCCAAGTGTTTGTTCCCATAGGGTCAATGCGTCCATGAATTCTTTTGTCTCTAACATTTTTGAGCCAAGACGAATTTCCAGCGGCCAGCATGCCACCGATTTTGCTGCATTGAAGGTAAGGAAGGAGTAATCGGATTGGTGGATAATCGAGTTTAGACAGTACACGCTCATCGACAGTAGCTTTACCGTCTGCGCCAAAAGCATCAGGTTGCCATCCGTAAACTTTTTGAAGCCTGTTTTGGATATGGTCTCTGCTAGCCGGATTGAATTCAGTGACTGTGATTTTCGAGAAAGAGCAGCCAGCTGTGTAACCTTGTCTCGCATTATCCCTCTTTGGTGTAAAAACTTTGCCTCGTTTATAGAAACTTTTGAACTCATTGATTAACTCCCCTTCGAGCTTCAACATTAGCTCTTGTATTTCGCCATATAATTTTATGGCTTCATCTTCGTTAAAATAAAAACCCTGCCGCTCTTGCCGTGACATGATGTGCTGAAACTGATTGTCCAGCGCATGGCATTCCCATGAATGCAGTTCAAGTTTTTTTAAAACTGATTCCACCAGGCGGGTTGTTACGACAACATCTTGAACGCAATAGTCTTGCATCTCGGCTGTCCACTTGGACCAATCAGTTGTGCCTTCTTCATCAGCAATGCTTCCTTTCAGTTCCCCTAGTCGATAGCCCCATGCTTTAAGCGAGTGGGAGCCCACGAGGTTCATCTTTGCGAAGTCCTTATGCCGTCTATTCTTTTTCATAGCGTCAAAGTCTTGGCCGCGAATGTTTCTGTAGATGGCTTTAGCCATTGTCATTGAGTCAAACATTTGGCTTGGCTTTAAGTTAAAGCTCTTGGTGAATCTCTGAAGAACTGGATAATCGAAGCCATGCCCATTATGAAAGATACATTTGTCGCACTCATTGAGAACACTCATGGCATCCTCGATGTCTCCATCTGCATCACCTTCATTGTTGAAGGTGAGCCATTTCTTTTCATTAAATTCAAAAAGAACAATACAGTGGATCTTGGTCATCTTGTCCAGAAAACCATCTGTTTCAATATCTCCGATAAAAAGTGACATATGGCCCCCTAGAAATCATTATTAACAGTTTTCTTGAAGCCATGGTCCTCGGCTGATTTAGGTCTTTCATCAGGGAACTTATAATCTGCGTCAACTTTTTGGAGGCCACTGTCCTCATCATAAGCGAGCGTTAAGACATTGCCTGTGGCTGTACCTGTATATCTATCCTTGAGGCAACGAAACTTTGAGTGTCTACGCTCCTCGATGTCATCGGCTTGGGTGTCTCGCTCAATGGCAAACATAAAGTGAGCCCAATAGCCTATAGCTCTGGACCCCTTAAAGTGACGCACATAGACGCGGCCACCTTCTTCGTGGGGGATACCATCAGGAGTAGCTAAGTGCGATATCACATAGAAGTTCACACCGAGCTGCTGTGCGAGTTGCGCCATGTCGGCACAAGTTGATTCGAGTAGCTTTCGCTCATCAGTGGCATGAGCTGCGAAAGCAGTTAAGTGATCAATGTAGAAATGTCTATAGCCCATATGAGCCAGCTGCGTTATGTCGCGGCTCACTGTGGCCCATTCTGCTGCACCCCACTGGTCATATATGTAGGCTTGCTTGTTTTCGAGTTCTGCAAACGCAGCGTCTACATCATCTTGGGTCCAGCCTGTATTAGGAATATGAAATCGTTGTCCAGCAAATTTGCCAGCCAAACGCTTGGCAGTCTCGACAGGAGTTTGCTCAAATGAAAATAGAGCTACCTTTTCACCATTGGCGATATCACTAGCAGCTTGCTGAGTGAAGATGTCTGTCTTACCAACACCTGTACCAGCACCAAAGAAATAGGTCTCGCCTGGTCTTCGCCCATAAGTCCAATGAGTTAAGTCACTGAAGATCCACGGTAAGCCTGTGTCTACTGGTCTCAGAACATCTTCTTTAAGACTACTGAGGGATACAAATCGAGAGGGTGTAAAAGGTGACGCTCTCCAAATGGCATCGATAATCTCGCGAGTGTGGCCCTTGGTTAAAAGCTCGTTAGCATCCTTGCAGCCAAGGGGAGTCACTGCAATTAGACACTTACCAGCTTCAAGGAGTAGGGCGGCTCGTTCAGCGGCTTGGCGGCCCGCTTCGTCATTATCGAACCACAGAATTACTTCATCGAAAGAGTTGATGAAGGTGAACGCATTTTTAAATGCCTTCTCAAAACTGTGGGTGCCATTAGGGAGCGAACAGACGGGCCACTTGCAATTTTGCGCTTCCATTACTGAAAGTGCATCAAATTCGCCTTCAGTTATAACGAGTTTCTTGCCAGCAGACGGCCAGAGATTCTGGAAAATTAAACCAGCGTTCTCGGTGTCACCAACAAAGCGAAACTCTTTATTTTGAAGTCGAATTTTCGTAGCAAGATGACCAGACCCATTTCCATCAGGAACTGTGACAAGGTGAGCTTTTTCGCCTATGTAAGTCCCGATGTGGTATTGCCCGAATTCCATTGTTCTCTGAGAGATACCTCTCTTGCGGTGGAACTCGCCTGATACAGGATAAGGAGGTTTAGGTAATTTTGTTTTGGTAATATTTTTTGGTTTATCACCATCTTTGTATTCATAGTAGTCGCAAACAAAGCATGTACCGTATCCAGATTCATACCGAGCAAAGCCATCACTCGATGTGCATTTTTCTGACGGACACGGTTCGTGCTTCACGAATTTGCCTTTTTCGTGTGCCATTTGTTTCCCCTTGCATTTTGCAGTACGCGAAAATCTCTGGATCGGTGGATCGATATGACAGTCGAATTGCCATTCGTTCGCAGTCAGCGAAAGAGTCAAAGCATAAAGTCTTTGTGCAGTCATCACTCATCGTCATACCGCCGATAATTAAAACTAGTGCATAAATCATTTTTTTCTAGAAGCAGTTTTCTTTTGCTTCGGTAGGTGATAGCGAGCGAACCTTCCTTTGATTCCTCGTTCGTACATCACATCAATTTTGTGTCCCTGCTTCCGAAGACGGTGAATTACGCTTGCCAGGCGCGAGCATCCGAAAACATGACTTGCAGTGGCTTGTGTGATTGGCCCCCTTTTTTTCATGTAGTTCAAGACGTTGTGAGAGTGAGACATAGCTCTATGTTTCGTGCGGAGTTTCATTTCGTTTTCCTTTTTTTCAACATAGGTAAGCGCCGAGCGAATCCAATCAGAAGAATCGAAAAAATAGCCTATTCCAAAATTACAGCCACGACAGAGCAGCCCCCGAATATTTCCGGTGACATGGTCATGATCAACACAAGCCTGTTGATAGTTGATTTCTTTACTAAAATCGAAGGGCTTTAGGCAAATTGCACAAGCATTATCTTGCTTAACAATTAGTTCAAAAAATTCTAATTTTTCAATCTGATATCGGTGTCGAAGGATGTACCACCTCTTCTTTTCTTGAAGCTCATCCATTAGGCATCACCGAGACATGTACAATCACATGTCCGTTTTTAATGGGAGCTCGACGCACCACTCTCAGATCATCGACTTGACAATCGTCCTGCCAAACTCTGGCATGAGTGAGTGCATCGAGGAGCGCTTTCTTGAGGTTGTCCAAATCGCGCCGTCTTCTGTCCGGGGGGAATGCTTCCACCCAGACTTGAACACGCTCTTCTTTGGGAATAGATCGATCACCATCGGGAATGAAGCGCAGGTACTCAATTACGTCTTTTCGAAATTGTTTGCCTTTGCTTCCTATGAACTGTTGCCCAGTTCTAGTCCTTCCATAATAGTGATTGATGGACGGAGGCCACGGCAACTTTAAAACAAATTCGGGCCTCAGTTTTTTCGGGAAAGAATTAGAACTCTTCTTCCGCTTCCTCTGTCTGTTCATTTTCTACTTCCTGTGACTCATTGTCTGAGTCTGAAATGAACCCCTCGTGTGTACCAAATCCATAGTGATCTGCAGTTCTCTCAGCTCCTGCCACTTCAACAACTTGAACGGCCGAGATACGCAAACTGATACCAGCCTTTTTTAGACCAGCTGCAACAAATGGAACTACCTGAGTTGAGACAGCAATGCGTGAACCACCCCAAAGCTTGAGGTTGTTTCTGTCCTCTCCCATTATTTTTCCATTTGAAGAATCAAACAGTGGAACTTCTCGGCTCCACTCTTTCCCAGTTTTCTTGTCTTTTCCGCGAACAGTAGTCTTCATTTTGAACAGAAGTTTTCCTGTAGGCTCGCCCTCCTCATCGACTTCGTCATCGTAAGGAGCATATTTCTCAAGTCCGTCTTTCTGTGTCTTGAGTTTTGCTTTGGCATTGCCAGTGGCTTTCTGCCACTCTTTTTTGAGTTTTTCTTTACCTGCTTCAAAAGCTTGATCAATAAGCTCATTGATGTCGCTAACGAATTGTTTCGCTTTTGGCTCTTCTGGATCTAGCAGCAACTTAGTGTTGCACTGATACAAGCCATTGTTTTTAAGCTGGTATTCATCATGATCTAAAAGGTGCGGATATACAGCCACGCCGATTGGAGTTGTTCTGAAAATCTTGGCATTGGGAGAGTCAAGAGCTTCAGCAACTGTTGGTTCGTCACTCATCTTTTGGTTCCTCTTTTTTACTAAAGGTGGGGGTTATATCTCGGCGCTTTAGGTCATCCCAAAGAGCCTCAATCTCTGTAACATTTTTACCAGCCTTCAAAAGTTCTAGGCTGGTTGCAGTGGATATCAATCCATTCTTGTCGTATTCGGTACGGGCTTTCTTCATTAGCTCTTTCAACTCTTTCTCCGTATATGGAATGATTAGAATGTCAGCACGCAGATAAAGCTGTCGTAGCTTTCTGAGATGTTCAGCGCTGGCGGGTTTTGGTTTTCTTTTTTTTCGTGCCTTGGAGTGCTTGCCTACTACTTCTTCTTCGAAGACTTTCTCACCAAAGCGCTCGTAGGCTCGACGCATTTGTCTTTTGGTAGGCATGACTTCTGTCTCCTATTATTTTGATGCTGAATGAGGAGCCTTCGGTATAGCTCTGTGAGTGGGTCTTTAGGCTTTGTCAACGGGGTGATGCGGAAAGTCTGGATCATTGAAAAGTGCAACTGAAAGCACATAGCTGGACAGCAGGAAATGAAAGAGCTTCCCCATTGTTAGGTAATCTTCATCTTTGAATGCTGCGACAATTCGTTCTCGATACTCTTCTTCAAGATCTGAGTATTCAAGAATCTGGTGCTTGGCAAGGCTGTTAATACCGTCTGGACCAAGACCTTCCCACACAACATCTTTGTCGTTTAGAAGTTCAATGAGTTTGTTGCGATATCTGCTGTCATTTTCTGCAATTCCGTCTAACCACTTATCTGACATGTGTACACTCCGATATCGGCATTACGCATATTAAGCGAAAAAGAATTCAGAGTCTCTCACCAACTCAAGATTTAAGTTGCCTCGACGAGGCGGCTTTTCTAGCTTAGCTTTAACTGCATCTGGCATCGACTGATACAAATCATTAAGCACATCTGCCTCATACATCTCTGCAAATTTTTCTCTCAGAATTTCAAACAAGTCAGGAGTTACTGCAGCGTGGGTTCCAAAGGAATCATGAATCATGGCGAAGTCTCTAATATCATGCCTGGCACATTCATTTACGGTCAACATTAGGTGAGAAGCATCAAGTGAATGCACGAAGTTTGGTGCAGCGCCTTGCCTCTGCTTCGGTTTTTTTATCTGTGCTGAACCAGTTCGTTGGGTAAATTTGACGGAACGGCCTTCGACAAAAACTTTAAATCTTTGCGTTTCGTAATCGTAATATTCTTGCACCACTGGCAATCCGGTAGGAGTGACCCAGCTGAAAGCTCCATCGAGATTATCAATCACTTGAGCTTTAGTGGACGCTGCAGATGCTAACCAGTTCATCACATCAAAAGCAGCTCCAGCGACATCACCGATGACACCATGTATTTGTTCGGCTAAGAAGGCAGCAAGAGAAGAGTTAGTGCCTTCTTGATATTCGAGCTTTCCTTTTCGGACCAGCTTACGGCACTTATCTACAATCTGATCTCGCATTCCGATCCGAGTGACACCATAAGACAGTGTCATCACTGGTTGCTTCACTACATCTCGACTCACTTTGCCTACCCAATAGTGAGCCTCTTCGATGCCTTCTGCTGCTTGTTTGGTCAGCAATATTTCAACACCATCAGCAACCTGAGTGTATATGTCAGCCGAGTGCTCTGTATTAGTCTGCACAACATTCACTGCTTCGGCAGTTTTTTGATCGAGCATAATTCCGGCAAAGTGCTGGAGCCCATTGCAACTCCCATCGATGGCTATTGGAAGATGACTTACATAGTCTTCGCCTTCCATGGTGTAACCTAAGAGCTCGAAGCAACAGGCGAGAAAACAAAAAGGCTTGTCAGCTTCCATCCAGCCTCGATTCACCATG